ATAAACCTACATTCAGTCCTTCAATCAACTGCAATCCTAACGACGATCTTCACCGATGTCACAGTTTTGTGAGGGACGGTATGATTCAATTTCTTTCCGATTCCTGGCATAAGCTGAAAGGTCAAACTGTCGAGATTCCGGAGTGGGGTGAGTAGTGGCTACAGTACTATACTTCCCATCTATAACGGTCGATGCAGTCATCGAAGCCCTGACGGCTTTCCTCACTCCATTTGTACCTGCCGGATGCCCTATCGTGAGGGGATGGCAGAACCGAGTGCCGCCCCCATTCACGCCGGCCGCTTCCGATCCGCTCGCTTTCGTGAAGCTCTCGGAGGTCAATCAAGTTGACCTTGAGACACCTCAGATGACTCAGAGTTCCGACCCCACCGTCCAGCAAGCTAGCATCCTCACTCCGACTCGGATGGATATTCAAATCGACTTCTACGGGCTCATGGCTGGGGACTATTGCAAAGCTATCAAGGCCGTTTTCCGCTCACCCTACGCTCCCGATCAGTTCCCCGATGGAATTGCGCCTCTTTATTCCAGCGATGCCATTCGCGGCGCTCTGATAACTGGTGAGGCACAGTACGAAGATCGTTGGCTAATTACAGCGAGTCTGCAATATAATCCCACTGTGACCGTCCCACAACAATCCGCCACTGTCATCACGGCGAATACCGAGGTTTACCAATGACGATTCCCGCATCTCAATTTGTTGGGGTAAAACCCTCAGTTCTCAATGCCGGTGGCGCTGGCCTGGTTCTCAATGGCCTTTTTCTCACTGAGAATCTTGCAATGCCGACAGGAACCGTCCTGAGCTTCGCCAGTACCGCATCAGTCGCATCATTCTTCGGATTGGCATCGGCTGAAGCGGCTGCTGCGGCTATCTATTTCGCTGGTTATACCGGAGCAACCAGCAGTCCTTCGGCGATGCTATTCGCGGCCTACAATGCCGCCAATCGAGCGGGATTTATCAACTCCGGGAGCTGGCTGAATACTCCGCTAGCTACCCTCACCGCCCTCACCCCCGGCACGCTCACGGTGACGATTGCGGGCACAGCAGAAACTTCGGCGAGTATCAATCTCTCGGGCGCTACCAGCTTCAGCAACGCAGCATCGCTTATCGCGGCTGGATTCACTTCCCCGGCATTCACCGTGACCTTCAGCGCTACAACCGGTCAATTTCAGATCATCAGCACGGCCACGGGGGCCGCTGAGACTGTTATCTTCCCCACCGGTGCGCTTGCCGCCGGTCTGCTCTTCACTCAGGCTACAGGTGCGCAGCTATCACAGGGCGCAGTGGCAGATACCCCCAACAGCGCCATGACCAATGCTTGGGCTCTCTCCCAGAATTGGGAGACGATGGTCACTTTGTTTGAGCCAACCCTGGCCAACAAAGAACTATTCGCGGCATGGTTTACGGCTCAGAATGACAGCGTCCTTTGGCTTGCATGGGACAGCGATACTCAAGCCAGCGTGAGCGGCGCGACGGAACCGTTCGGAGTTGTAGCCATCGCTAACAAGTACGATGGCGTGGCGTGCATAGGCGGAGATCCGGCTGCGGTCCCAGCAGGGAGCACACTCGCCGCGCTGGTGATGAATACCGCCATCTTCGTTTCGGGAGCAGTAGCTTCAATCAACTTCAGCGAGACGAATGGGCGCACCAATATCACGTTCCTTTCGCAAGCCGGTCTAGTTCCCGCTTGCGCCAATCTCCAGACCTATCAAAACCTTGTGGCCAACGGGTATTCGACCTACGGCGCGGTGAGCACTCGCAATCAGGGATTCACGTTCTTCGCGAACTCCAATATGCCGGGCGACTTTTCTTGGATCGACACTTACATCGGAGACGCCTGGTTAAGCGATCAGCTTCAGGTCAGCAATCTGACTCTTCTCACTACCATCGGCTCGATGGCCTACAACGCCAACGGATTCGGAGCGCTACGCACGTCGCTCGTCGGAGGTCCAATCGCCGCGGCTATCAACTTCGGTCAGATTCGTACCGGAGTGACGCTTTCGAGCACTCAGATTGCCGACATCACATCTAAACTCGGGGCCGGTTACGCTACGTTGATTTCCACGCAGGGTTACTATCTCCAGATCCAAGACCCTGGGGCGACCGTTCGTCAGCTTCGCGGAACTCCTGTTGTCAATTTGTATTACACGGACGGCGGGAGCATACAGCAGATCTCGATGGGTTCTATCGACCTACTTTAATCTCAGGGAGCGTAAGCAATGTCGGATATCACAAGTGCAAATAGCGTTGTCGCCATCACCGTACCGGGTCTGTTTCCGACTCCCATCATCCTTGAGGGATATTCAGCCGACGCTGCCTGGAATACGGACAACAGGACGGGAGCTGAGGTCCAGCGCGGTGTCGATGGTCGGCAGACGGGTGGCGTAGTCAAGAACTCCACCAAGCAGACCTTTCATTTTCAAGCGGACTCTCCCAGCGTGGCCCTATTCGACGCTATCGACACGGCGCAGGATGTGAGCAATACCGTATTCTATATCCAAGCGACGATAACCCTCCCTGGACCCGGCAAGGTATACAGCGGCGTGCGCGGAGTGCTGACTGACGTGAAGCCGATAGCCGATGCCGGCAAGGTATTGCAGGCCGTCGATTACGTGATCACATGGGAATCTCTCCGCTCGTCTATCATCTGACTATGGCTAGCTTTGATATCGCTTTCGATTGGCTTTTGGATTCGGAAGATCCGAAGCGTGAGTATCTGTCTGTCCCGGACGCGCCTCCGGGCGCTCATGCAATTTCCGGCATCAACTCTTACTCCTTCCCTACAGCTTTCAATCGTATCGCTGCTCAAACTCAGTCAATGCGAGCGCCTCTGGTTAAGAGCTTCTATGAGACCTATTTTTGGAAGTATGGGAGCATCGAGTCGGATGAGATCGCCAAGCGCGTATTCGATATGGCAGTCAACGCCGGTTCGCATGTCGCTATAAAGCTCATTCAGCAAGCGCTAGGGGCCACTGTAGACCGCGACGGTATTCTAGGGGTAGAAACCCTAGCCGCAATCAACGCAGCGCCTCCAGCCGAGCTTGTCGCAGCATTTCAGCGTGCTCGAAAATGCTTCTACGAATCAATTGCGGCGAAGAACCTTGAGAACCAAAAATATCTGGAAGGATGGCTCAAACGATGCGAAAGGTAATCACACACACAGTCACGTCGGAGGGGCGCGATCACGGAAAGCTCTTCCAGATTACGGAGATGAGTTCGTCCAAGGGTGAGGCATGGGCTTTGCGCGTATTCATGGGATTGCTGCAAGGAAACGTGGACATACCTTCCGGTCTGCTTAATAATCTCGGAATGGCGGCGCTGGCGGAATTTGGAATGCGAGCACTCACCTCTCTCAAATGGGATATGCTCGAACCCTTGCTGCGAGAGATGTTCGACGGCGTACAGATCATTCCGGACCCAAAGCAACTGCTAGTGGTGCGGCCACTGCAAGGGGATATGGGGGATTACGACATTGAGGAAATTGCGACCCGCGTCGAACTTCGCATCGAGATTTGGAAATTGAACATGGGTTTTTTGAAGGCCGCGCTCGGATTCCTTCAGCCTCATCTCGCCGCGGCCGAACAGCATTTCCATACAAAAGTCTCCCGGGAATAGTGGCCACTTTGATCTCGCGGCGCATGGCGACGCTCCATGAACTCGAAACCGTGTACGGCGTGGAGGATGCTTACAACATGCTGGAGATTTTGAGAGTGGACGATTACAACAATCGACCAGAGGAAACGTAATTGGCGACGGTCATCGACAGTCTCGTTGTAATGCTTGGCCTTGATAGCAAAGGTCTACAACAAGGCGCGTCCAAAGCCAAGGGCGATCTAAAGTCGATTGAGCAGGCTGCCGGTAAAACTGAGAAGGCTGTTGAGGGATTAGGCAAAGGACTTCTGACCTTGCTCTCGGTCATCGGCGGAACCGTGGCCATCAAAGCCTTCGTGCAGGACTTCATCGACACCAACGCTCAGTTGGATCGGCTCTCGAAGAACTTGGACGTAGGAGTCGCCAGCATTACGCAATGGGGTAATGCTGTCGAGCAGGTTGGCGGAAGCAGCCAAGGTCTTCAGGGTACCCTGACGATGCTATCGAAGGCTCAGACTCAATTGCGGCTCACTGGGGAGTCCAGCCTTATACCTTACTTCTCCATGATGGGTATTTCGATGGCTGGGGTAGGTGGAAAGGCCCGCACGGTTACTGATGAGCTTCTGGATATGGCGAGCTTCGCAGAGGGCAAGGATCGCCCTACAATGCACAACATGTTCGCGATGATGGGTATCGACGAGGGTACGATCAATCTCCTACTCACTGGACGCAAGGAGCTGGAACTCACTCTTGCCCGTCAGAAGGCTTACGGCGATCAACTCGCCAAACTCACGCCTGCCGCCGCTCGGTTACAGGCCAGCATAGTTGGTTTGAAGCAGCAGTTCTCACTCTTTGGACTTGAATTGCTTCAGCAAGCTCTGCCGGCTTTAGAAGCAATGTTTGCCGGATTGGAGAAGTTCGGCAACTGGTGTCGCAACAATGAAGAGTTCATTGTGGATTTTCTAGAGGTGATGACGGTCGGCCTAATTGGTTTGGCTATAGTCACTTCACCCATAACGCTCATGACAGTGGCTGTACTCGCACTAGGGGCTGCTATCGCGCTTCTGTGGGACGACTATCAGGTCTGGCAGAATGGTGGAGATAGCTTAATCGACTGGTCGAAATGGGAACCGGGCATCACGGCAGCTAAAGAAGGGGTTGCTGGGTTGATTGATCTCTTCGATCAGCTTATGTCTAAAATTCATGCGCTCGCAAAACTTGGCGGCGTATTGAATGACCCAAATATAGCTCCCATTGAAAAGCTCGGCAAGATTTGGGATGTCATTAAGCGCGATGAAGCCGAACAGTTCGCTCCTCGCGACCCTCTTGGGGTTCTAGATCCTCGGAAACCCATATCTGCGAATGCCGGCGGTCAGTTCAAAGAACGTGCGATGGATTACTTTCAAAAACGAGGTTGGAGCAAAGAGCAAGCTGCCGGCATCGTGGCCAATCTCGTTGCCGAGAGCGGAGGTAAACCGAACGCGGTTGGAGATAACGGGCAAGCGTTCGGTCTCGCCCAGTGGCATCCCGATCGACAAGCTGCTTTCAAAAAATGGTCAGGTAAAGACATTCGCGAATCATCAGTGGGTGAGCAGTTGGCATTTGTGCAATATGAACTGACTCAAGGGAGCTATAAAAACGCAGGCGACTTGCTTAAGAAACAAACTACCGCTTACGGATCAGGCTCCACTGTATCGCGAGCGTATGAGCGACCTCAGGATGCCGTGGGCGAAGCCAACAAGCGCGGCACGTTCGCGCAAACGCTCAATGGCATCCCAGGTGCATCCTCTGCCGCCCCTGCTCCTGGCGCTGGCTCTACGCCTCAGAGCGTGAGCAACAGTCGCAGCGTGAATATCGAGAGCATCACCATCAACACGCAAGCTACCGATGCGGTCGGTATTACTCAGGATTTGGCGAGAGAACTGGATTATTTGTTTGCTTCTCAAGCCAACTATGGGATGGTGCCATAATGGCCGCCACTATCGCGCTCGCCACCATCGGAAGTCTCGGCACGATCCTACTCAATGCACTGCAATCGCAGACGCAATGGGGCATATTCGATAAATCCGGAAATCAACTGGGGTTGACGTCTAGCGGCGGTAACAGCCTGCTGGTGACGGTACTGGAATCCGCGCTGCTAGGGTCCGGCCCAATCCTGTCCACCAACTCTTTCGAGTTCAAGCGTGAGACGCGAGTATCCGACTTCCCCGTGGAAGATGGGGGATTCGCCAGCTACAACAAAGTCGTGCTTCCCGGCGAACCGACTGTACGCTATTGCTTCAGTGGTGGGGTAAATGACCGCGGAACTTTCCTCGCTGCACTGGACAACGCCTGCCAGTCCACGCAACTTTACAGCGTGAAGACTCCAGAGGTCACTTACTTCAACTACAACATCACCGATTACAGCATCATTAGACGTGCGGACAGCGGCGCGAATATGCTGATCGTTGAGTTGCATCTTCGCGAGATAAGACAAGTTTCGGTATCATTCAGCACCACGCAAAGTCCTATCAACGTGCCTCAAAACCCGGCATCCAACCTGCCGTCCAATGGTGGTATCGTACAGCCCGGACCCCCAAACAGTTCGACCTTCATCAACATCAAGAATCAACTATCCCACTAAGGTGATATGGCGCAGACTATCCCAATTCAGGCGGTCCCAAATCAGATAGTTCTCTGCGTGCTCGGAGGGCAGAATTGTCAGATCAATATTTACCTGCGCAATCAAAACCTCTACGTGGATATCAATTCCAATGGCGTCGATATGTGCATCGGATGCATTGCTCTAAATGCAGTCCCGCTAGATGCCGCCAATTCCTACGATGGCTTCCAAGGAAATCTATATTTCTTAGATACTCAAGGCTTCGATGATCCCGTATACACTGGCCTGAATTCCAGATGGATGCTTGTCTATCTGACGGCCGCCGAGGTGCTTGAGACCGCCTTCGCCGCAGTCGGAATCCCCAATGTCCTACAGCTCGAAGCGGTACTTCTGGTCACATCACCCAACGGTGGGGACTTCAGCGTCCCTCACGGCATCGTAGGCATACCTACCGTGCTGGAGATTGTGCCCACATCGCCGGGGGCTATCTGGGGGCAGACCTTCTTTGCCGACAACACCAACATTTATCTGGTGGGCTCGGACGTGGGCGTTACCGCAATGATCTTTGTCTACCGGCCTCCAGCTCAATCTGAAGTCACTCGCATCGCGCCGCCAGTCCAACCTCCAGCGGCCAGTCTTGCAGTCAATGCCCCGAGTGCCGGCGTGCAGTTCGCGGTCCCGCATGGGCTCGGATTCGTCCCCAGCCTGATTGAGATTCTGCCAACATCCTTCGGTTGCATATGGCAATCCTCATCTGCTGACGATTCCAATGTGTACTTTACGGCTACCGGGGCCGGAGTGACTGCCAAAATAACCGTGTTCCAAATGGTCAACACCGCCATAAACATCACGGATTCAGCTACAGTATTGACAGTGACTTCAAGTGACCCCGGATTGCTTACGGTTCCTCACGGACTGTTGGCCTCCCCGAGTCGCATAAACATTTTCATGCTTTCGGGCGGTCAGATTATCGCTCAGACGCCAGCTTTCGACGCAACAAACGTCTATCTGGACGCTTCAGATACGGGCCTGACCGCACTCATTTCTGTCTATGCATAAGGGGAATACGATGAAGAAACTCATTGCGCCGTGGCTGATGTTCGCCGCTACTGTTGTTTTTGCCCAGAACCCTCAGTCTCAACAGGCCCCCATCTTTCCTGCCAATGCAAAATATTCGAACGGGATTGCGCCTGGTTATGCACCTTGCGGGAATGCGGCAACCAATTGCACAGCGGTCACGGGTTTGAATTTGCAGGTAGGTCCGGGCACAGTGAATTGTGGCGGAAAGAATGTTGAGTATGCCGGCGGAATTTTGACACTGACGGCGAGCGCGACTAATTATCTGTACCTCAATACTGCCGCAATTTGTACGCCTGCTTTGAGCACGTCTCTTTCGACCGCAGCAGGGACATTGCTGGCTACCATTGTCGCAGGATCATCCTCAATCACCAGCCTTGACGATAACCGAACTCCATTCATGCCTCCGAGTGCAGCAACTCTATCTGCTGCTGTAATGGGGACTGATAGCAGTAGTGTCGCCAACGTCTATACTGTAGCCCTTAGTCCTACCCCTGCCTCGATTGTGACCGGGTTGACCGTGAATTTCCTACCCCATGCAGGGAATGCAATCACAACGCCAACCCTCGCTGTCGCGCCTGGGAGTGCGACGGTAATCACCAAGCAAGCGGGAGCGGCCCTTGCTGCCAACGATATGCTATCAACCGTGGTAGCACATGCTCAATGGAACGGAAGTGGATGGACTTTAGTCAATCCTCAAACTTCAAGTGCGGGCGGCCTTGGAGATCCCGGAGCAAATGGGCTTGTAGTGCGAACTGCGTTGAATACCACTGGTGTCGCTACTGGACCTCAAATTGCAGTAGTCCTATGTCCTTCCGGGACGGGATTCATCTTTTACAACGGGAGTACTACGACCTGTCAGACGCCGTCGGGAACTTTGCCGAATGTGACCGCCGTTCCGTTTCAAAATACAAACCTGACAGTTACCGGCATCACTCCCGGAACGAATGCCTATACAACCGGCCCGGCCTTAGCTGGCACAGCCACTCCGGATCTTTATGCGATGCCGGCGACGCCGTATGCAAATCAAGCTACGAACATAGCCGCGTGTGCAGCCGGAACGGTAGCGAGTTGCGCCGCCGCTTTGACTCCAATGAACAACTCATTGCTCAGCCAACAGGCAGCATTGAATAGCAATGGAATCATCGTACCGACCGCGCTTCAGACTAGCGTCGCGGGCGCGGCTACGGCGGGAGTGTTCCGTTTCAATCCAACCGGAGCAAGCACTTGTCCTGCGACAGTGAGCAACATTCTCCCCACAGGCACGTCTACGACCTTTGTGCAAACAGTGGGTGGGGCTTCGGGATTTCCGAATTTCAACCCCGGTGGATTTGGATTTGGCATCCCAAACTCAGGTTGGTGCGAGCAAGGTTCTGTGGGCAACGGCCCGTCCATCATGCCAACCCCCATCGGTCTCCCTGGATTGACCTATGCATTTGGTGGGACTGTAGTAACTTCAACCTCGCAGATTACGGGTTCCGCTGCTACGTTATCGACCGCTACATTGCCAAGATATAAGGCAAGCAGCACTAGTTGGGGTACGGGGTTTAACGTAGGTGGGTTCACAACATGGGTAAGGGCAGCCCCATTGCTGAGTTGCACTACATCGGGATCATGCACAAATCCAGTTTTTCCGGGCAATACCTTTATCATAGCCAAATCACTTGAGATTGAGTTGGGAGTCGGATTCGCCGCCGAGTTTAACACGGCAACATCCTCTTTCGTCACTTGGTCCTTTCCAACTTATACATCTAATTCTGGGATTAACGGAGCTGGTGGACTCAATGGGACTCTTACCACGCTGGTAGATTTTGGCAACGGTACATGGCGTGCGATGATGAACGACGGCAGTGCAACTCTCATCTCTCCTTTGATGACTTCAACGCTTTCAGCCACGTCTGCGTCTGCCTGGGAAACTTCAGGGTCAATTAACTATGCGATTGAAGAGTTTGGGTATATCCCCGGCGTGCAACTAACCCAACCGCAGGTCGCTGGTATGTATTGCGGATTCCTTTCAGCCGGGAGTTGCTCGGGTTGGTTATCGGCGGAGAATGGCTTTACTAACAACGCTTTCACTTCCCTCGCATCCCAACCAGCCCCCCTGTGGAATACCCACACGTTTTTCAACGGCGACCCATTCCTTCACGATTCCCCGTTCATCACTTTCTCATTTCCGTACACGAACGGCGGCAACTTCAACACAGTCACTTCGCTAACGCTTACCAATGCTGGAACGTCAGGTTACTCGACACAAAACAACGTTCCGACAACGACCGCCAGCGGATGCTCGGGTAACGGGCAGGGCGTTTTACTCAACATTACCGCTTCCGGTGGCGTGATTACAGGTGCGACGATTGCCAACCCCGGCGCGAGCTTCTCGGTGGGCTGTCGAGTATTTCCGACACAAACGGGATCATCCGCTGACGCTTTTTTCACTGTTGGTTCGATCAATCCCGCTGGAAACCTGAGTTACTACGGCCAGTGGTCCCAATCTCATGCGGTGATTTTCACCAACGCTCCCTCCATACGCTTCGCATTTTCTCCAGGCCTCCCGTTCTCCGATGCCGATGGTCAGGACGCTACGGTAAGGGTGGGGACATCTCTTGCTAACATGGTTCCGGCGGAAAGCTCGTCTATCCAAAACGCCAGCCAAAATAGTTATATGGACGTATCGCTTCCCGGCACTGGAGGATCGACCTTTTATTACGTTGACGTGAACATTGGGGCGGTGCTCGGAAACAGTGCGGTCGGCTTTACAGCCGCAGACCTCTATGGGCAGTTGGACGGTATGTTCCTGAACAGCTTCTCGATTCCAAACAATCAACAATATACCGCCGTTCCGGTAACCGAAACAGGCAACGTGACGATGGTAGTCACTGACTCGATTCTTTGCTCAGGATTTAACGCACCGCCCTACAGCAGCTCAGATTCATTTTGTCCAATGTGGAGATACGGTAGCAATCAACCCACTCCCAACATTGCGGCTATAGGATTTGGTGGCGCAACAACTGTTATGGATTTCAACACGCCAACTTCGCCCAGCGCAATCACTACGGCGGGTGGAGGAAGCGGATTCCCGGCCTCATACGCGACGACATGGGCCAACAGCTACGTTACCCCGCTGGAGACCTCTGGGCCTTCATCGTTGACCACTGCAATCATTGCTCGGGGTATCAACGATTTCGTCCATCTATCTTCGATTTATGGATCAACAGCGAACTGCGTCGGCATCGAAGCCTATGCGCTCAAAAATGCGATAGCTGCGCTCAAGGCCGTGAATAGCAGCATGACTATCTATATACCAGCCATCCTTAACAACGGGGGATATACTGAGACCGGCACGGACGCATGTACCGGAGATAGCTATACAACCACTACGGCGTTGACGGCTATGACCCTTGTCGGAGGCGTATGGACATCTACGGCGGTTGCCGCCGGAACGGTAATATCAGGAGCCTCTTCTCGTACTCAGTGGCGCATCATGGTACAGGATCTTTGCTTGACGCTCGGCACATGCACGTATCTCGAAGATGGACCGGGCGCACCGGGGGTGACGGTCGGTGCCTACACTTACTATCCGCCAGACTTAAGCCTAGTTCTCCCTGCAACTGCTACGGTGGTAAGCGGCGGAACCGGGGGCTGTAATGTAGGTGACAAGATCATCCCAACACAGGCGGGTTCCTATGGTGGATACTTCCTGGTCAACACTTGCTCGGGAGCGGCAGTCGCTACTGTAATCGGCGGCCAGCCTGGCCGCAATTATGCCACCGGAACAACCGTACCGACAACGGCTAGCGGACCCGAAACCGGAGTTACCCTAAGCTTCACAGCCCAATCGTTCACGTCAATAAGCAGCTTGGACGGTTTGCATCCAAATGCAATCGGCCATTTGGAACTTTGCCAGTGGTACAGCGCACTTCTAACATCGGGCACGATGACCTGCAAGCAATTCAATTGATATGAAAAAAATCTCATGTATCGAAACTATTATCGCGATGGCCTTTGTTATCGAAGGATGCTCAAAGCCCATCGCCGCGCCAGTCGCCACCGCTCCCGCTATTCAATGTGGAGTTTCCAACAATCACAAGGAAGCCTGCTATCCGATCAAAATCGTGACCACCTCCAAGGGGATAGTCGTCACTTCGGCGGACGGTCGTCAGGTCAATTTCTCATGCCCTGCGGAGTTCCCTCATTTGAGCTTCGCGCCCCGGCGGTACTTTCCCAACGGAGATCTGATGGAAGAAGCTCCGATGCACGGCCCCAGTGAACGGGCGACTTTAAGGCAGGTATTTCCACAGGGGGTTCTTTACTGCAAATGACCCTATCCTTCGACAATTCGAAAGATTTGAAGTTTGTGTTCACTCTCGGGACGGGGAACTTCGGTTCGTCGTCTTCGGGCAATACAGTCACGCTTCAGGGATTTCGCGCAGTCGTCGATATCGACAAGGCCGGCGGGGCGATGATGGGTACTTTGCGAGCTTCCATATTCGGAGTCAAGCAAAGTGAAATGAATTCCTTAACCACAATACAGTGGCAGCCGCTCGCATTCATTCCCAATACGGTTCAAATATTCGCCGTAGACGGCGATCAGACCACTCTCGTCTTCGTCGGCAACATCGTCAACGCCTGGGCCAACTACGACAACATGCCGGATGTATATCTCAGTATCCGAGCTCAGGCGGCCTACTTCAGCGCCTTGCAGCCCATTACCCCTACGGCCTTCTCCGGCCCCACGGATGCCGTCTCTCTGATGCAGATTGTCATTGGTAAAATCAACGCCAGTATCAATTCAGGTCAACCTGTCTACACTTTTGAAAATAACGGAGTCCCGTTTACTCCCATCAAAAACCCGTATTATGCCAACACTGGCCTTGAGCAATTGAAGGATATCGCCCGTGATAACAACATCTGGCTTTATGTCGATAACACCATCATCGCCATCACCCCAGTTAATCAACCTCGCATTAAGTTCGTCCCGATCATATCCCAAACATCCGGACTCAAAGGCTACCCTACCTTCGACGGGGTGGGGGTGAAGTTTCAAATGCTATTCAGTCCTTCCGTGACCTTCGGCGGAAGCGTGCAGATCCTTAGCCCCGAGACGCCGCGTGCGGAAGGGCCTTGGATCGTCACCAGTCTCAGCCTCAAGCTA